GGTGTCAATCCGAACCATGTTTATTCTTGTACTAAGAATAATGACAAAAAAGATATAGTTAAATGGTTTGCTACATTACCAGAAGCTGAAGAATTTTCTAAGACTTTGAAAGAGCCTGTTAAATACCTAGATGAGAGAGGTAGACCTTTAAAAGAATTTAAAATAGGTAGTTGGTACAGTAATCCTAAACTAACTTGGGTTGGTTTAACTAATGGCAATCGAGCTAAATTCTTCAGAATTTCTAAATGCGATATAGAATCTAATTCAAGCAATAAATACTATTATAATCATATTTGGTTTGATGCTCATGCAGATAGCGATTGGAATATTGAAGATAATTTTAGAGAACAAGCTAGTACATATCATGACCAAGATATGGTTGAGGTATTTCCTGTTATTAAATCAGAACGCTACATTAAAACCATGGAGTTCTTTAATCAACTTAGAGAACCTGAGAAAAGTCAAGCTATTACTAATTATGATGAAAATTATGAGGATGTAATTCCTGATAAATTATGTGACGCAGTAGATTATGGATTTAATTGGGCTGCTAGTCCTGAAAGACATATTTATTGGGAGAATATATGTGGTAATATAAGAAATAGCACTTACTTCAATACTAAAGAAGCAGTTCATTGTCCTACTCAGGAAGAATTTGATTATGTTAATGAAAAATTAGGTTATGAATCGAGTCTTATAGATCCTTTTGATACATATACTACAGATAGTTGTATAGAAATAGGATTTAAATGTTGTGGAAGAAAATCTGATTTTAAAAATTACACAATCCTATCATTTCAAGAATGGTGTACTAAATATAATCATGAAGGATTAAAACCTTGGGTAGCTCAAGTAGGTGATTGGGTTTATGTGATTGACAAACATACTGCCTTTGAGCTTACCAATGAAAGTATTGTTCAATGTGTAGAAGAAAATAACAAATTTGATGGTAGAGCTTTCACAAAAAAAGAGGGAGGATATTGGTTAGAGCCATTTTCTTACAGAAAAGCAACTCAAGCTGAGATAGATTCTGTTACTAATCCTACTGAAGCTTTAGGATTACCAATAACTAAAGATGTGGTTTGGACTCAATGGATACATGAAGAAAGAAATGCTTTACCTAATCCAATAGCAATAGGTACTATGCTTAGATCTGCAGAAGATGGTAAAACCTATACCTTTATAAATGATTCATGGAAGGAGGTTACTGAACCTCAATGGACACATGATAACTGGTATGTAGAAGTATCTAGTCAAGAAGAAGCTGATATGGTTATTGAAGCTGCTGATAAGATGTATGGTAAGACATCAAGGAGCAAGGTAAAATATACTGAAGATTGGAAATATGTAAGCTGGTTTAGTGGCAATTATTTTGGTCCATTAGATACTGATCGCTTATCTAAATCAGCTAAACCAAGACCAATATCAGATTTTATACCAATAACAGGTAATATTGTTAGTACTACAGTAGGTAAATCTTTAGTTGAAGAACTGATACCATATCAAGAAAGTATTACTGCTAGTTGGATTAAAATACAACAACATTTACCACCATTTATCACTCAAGGATTACTTCAAAAAGAAGAATCATTCAAAGTAAAATCTAATCCTAAATTATTAGATAATAATATAAGTAAAATCAGTTCAATTAATATATCTTTAAAACAAAAATCAAAAACAAAAAAGTTATGAAAACTACAACAAAAATTAAGTCATTTGTAAAAGAATTTACAGCAGTAATTAAAGGTAATGATGTTGAGATTCTAGCACAAAAAGTATTCAGACAAGCTGATGCTGCATTATCTACTCACATTGCTATTCTTACTGGGGAATTAATCGCTAAAGAAGATATTCTTGAACAAGCTAAAGAATCTATTGCTTTAGCGAGAGTAAACAATGGTAAAGTTATTACTAACAATGATAGTTATGTAGAATCATTGATTAATGCACAAAATAAATTAGTTGAAGCTGAAGAATCATTAGATGCTCATAAAGCTAAACTTGAGTTTCTTAAAACACAATTAGCTGAGTTATCTTTAGAGGTAGAAGCTTAGCAAACATTAAATAAAGTCAAAGTAATAAAACTCAGAACTGACTGTTTATAGAAGTTTGATGTCATAGAAGGCCGGTAAAGATCCAGAAGACTTTATTTATAATTAAATTAACAACTTATGAAACATATTGTATTTGTAATATTAATATTGTGCTCAATCCAAGCAATAGTTAAAGTGTTTAATTATTATGGGATTTATTACAGCTTGATTCCTATGGCTATAACAATTATAGGAAGTTATTTATTTATCAAAAAACAACTAAAATAATGAAAAAGTATTTATTAAAACCAATCCTATTATTAGTAACAATTATTTCTTTAGCCTCTTGTAATGAATGGGTAAAGCCTAATCATGAAGGGGTGATGATGGAAGATTATGGAAAGAATGGAAAATCAGACTTCCATAAAGCTACAGGTAAAGTTGCTACTTGGACATGGGGAACTGAATTATTCCAAGTACCGTTATATGAACAAAAAGGTGATTATGGAACACAATTAACTATCAGTTCAACAGACAATACTGACTTCTATGTTAATCCTGTGTACACTTACAGAATGAAGGCAGGAGAAGGTGTTAATGTAGTATTTAACTATAAACATTTAGGTAAGGGTGTTGATTTAGATATGATTGAAGACCAGATATTAGATCCAAGAATTAAAGATATATCAAGAGAAATTTCCAACTCATTATCAGATGAACAATTAATGAATAATGGAGGTAAGTTAAAATATGAAAAAGCTTGTACAGATTCCTTAAGAGTTATATTTGATAAAGCAGGTTTTGAATTACTAACATATTCTTCTCAACTATCCTTTACCCAAGCAATGAAAGAAAAGATTGCTGAAAGAAACAAAGTTGAAGGAGAAAGTGCTATTCTTGATAAAAAATTAGCCAATACTAAAAAAGAAATTGAATTAGCTAACTTAAATTCAGAAGCAAGTAGAGCAAGGTCTTTAGGTGTGACTGCATTGTTATTACAAGAAAAAGAACTTACTATACGTGAAATAGCTGTAAGAGGTTGGACTAAAGCAGGATGTCCTATGCCACAGTATGTTACTGAAAGCGGATATTACAATATGGTTAATATTAAAAAATAGTAAAAATTACCACTTAGGCTAATAAATAAACTAAGTGTATTTGATACATGACCTCAGCACATAATGGTGGAGGTGCTAATAAACTTAAAAATATAATTATGATTAACTACATTGGAGTAAAAAGTGTTTTAGCTAAACCTATGAATAGGTTAGAGTATAATAAATACAGAGGATGGGAATTACCTTCTGATGAGAATGGTGAAGATGGAGGTTTTCTAGTAGAATATATTGATGGAGGACAATCAAACCATCCTGACCATAAGGGATATATTTCTTGGTCACCAATAGATGTATTTGGAAAATCATACTCTAAATTAAGTACTTATTTTATTACTGGAATAGAGCTACTTCCTCATCAAGAAAGGGTTGTTAATGAACTTAAAGAATTAGAAGTAAAGGTAGAAGCTTTAAAGACTTTTATTGACACTGAGTTTTTTGAGTTGAATATTAATTTAGATGAACAATTAAGAATGAAAAATCAATTAATGGCTATGACTTGCTATTTATCTATTTTATACGATAGAGTTAATAATTTCTAAAAATATTCCCTGCTTGAAGTAAATAAATAGTAAGTCTGGAATAGACAGATATTAATGATAACTATAAGTTATATTACTAGAATCACTACCAAGTGTGAGTTATTTATGGAGAGATGTTAAACTGTTGACAAATGGTTAGATGTAAATCTGGAGTTCGATTCAACTAGAACAGATTTAACATTAACAACTTGGAGTTAAAGGGATTATTTGACAGTGACTACTACGTCAGTAAGCAAATCATGCTACTTACAAAACGTGCTTCAAAGTAGTTTAAATGGTAAGTTGATACACATTCAGTTGTTAAATAAACCTAAGACCTCTGTGTGAGCAAGTCTTAGGTGCTAAAATAAATTATTAAAATCATGAGAACAATACTTAAACCAACAAAATTATGTTTCAACTGCTTTAAGCCTCATCAAAATATGGGGTTATACTGTACATCATGTGATAAATTATTGAAATTATGAAAAAAGTAACGATAAATATAGAAGGGGCTGAAGGAGACTATCAAGGATGGTTGAACTTTAACAATAGCCTTTTTACGTTTATGTGCGAGAATAAAGTAGAAATGCTTAATCAAGCTAAGGAATTGATAAAAGATTACTTAGAGCATGAAGGAAAAGAATTAAAGATTGACCCTAAAGATATTTATTATACATTCAAATTTATAAAACTATGAAAACATTAACAATAACACCCCCAGCAGGATATGAAGTAGATGAAAAACTATCTACATTCCAAAATATAGTATTTAAAGAAATGCCTAAAAGATTGGAGTATGAAGACTTATATCCTCAATGTGGTAATGTGATGGTTGATGGTCCATTAGCACCAAACTTTAAGTACAACCAAGCTTATAAAGCACTTTGTAAGCTACTGTTCTTATCTGAACATAAAAACTTTAATGGGAAGCCTCAAAGTGAATGGGCTGATTGGAGAAATGTTGATAATGCGAAGTATTCGATAATATTAAATTCAAAAAAACTTTGTGTAATTGATGTGGTTAATTTCCACAGAGTATTAGTTTTCAAAACAAGAACACTAGCTCAAAAGTTTCTAAAAGATTACGAACAAGAACTATTAATCGCAGCACCTTTATTATAAATAAGATTATTTCAATAAAAAGCATAAAACAATGGCAAAATACTACGTAGGAAGTGAAATAGTTAATAGGGAAATAAAATCAGAAATATCTAAATTTATTTCAAGTTCTGATTTATTAAATGAAATTCAAAAAAAACAATTAATTGAAGAATTAAATGGTAGAAATTGTGAAGAATCAAAAGCAGACCATTCAAATTTAATAAATGCGTTAGATTATCATTACCATATTGAATGGAAAAAAACTACCCTAAATGAAGTTGAATTTTATAAGCAAGTTTGTATTGAAAATTCAAAAATAAATAACGAACCTTACAAAGTTGCTGAAAAAAGTTTAGAAGAATTTAAAAAAACATTTGATAGAGAATAACCATGACACAAAAAGAATTTAACAACCTAAAAGTAGGTGATAATTTAGGGAATAATGAAATAATACATAAATACAAAGAATTTCTAATAGTTAAGTGTGATGATGGCCATGATTTATTAGACTTAGCTAAGATTAATAAGCTACCTAAAACGTTTTTAGGGTTAGAAATTGGAAATTATGATTATGTACCTGTTGAAATTGACGAGGATGCATTGTATTACTTACTAGAAGTAACCGAAAAAGATATAATCATGACAGGAGGGGTTGACAGGATGAATTTTAGATATACCCCCTATTCAATAAGAATACTTTAAAATATTGGCAAACTAACCACGGTAAAGTTTACAGACAACTGGAGGACGTGCCAATACTCCACGCCCTTACCATGTAGGTAGGGGCGTTAAACTTTTAAAAATTAAAAGCATGACAAACGAAGAAAATAGATGCCAACATTGTAGGTATTGGTGTACAGTAGACGAAGGATATAGTATTTGGACAGTAACAGAAACTATGGTTTATTGTCTTAAAAAACATTTTGAACCACAAGAAGAAAGCTACTCATGGGAATTGAAAGACCATGAATTTCTACATAAAGCCATCGCTTGTGTTGATTTTGAAAAAGGTGATGGGATTCACTTAGATGTAGAATATCAAGAAGAGGATTTAAAATCTTTTGATGAAGATTTGCAAGATTTATATGATAAACTTTAAATATGAAAAAATTATATATTATAGCAATATTCATGCATTCATTTTATTTAGGTTTCTTATTCAATGAATTTCTAAGCGGTAATTTTAGTACAAAAATCCTAATACGTACAATTGTGTCAATTATAGGGTCCATCATATCAATTAACTTAATTAAACCATACAAAAACCTTTGAAATTTTAAAGCATGATTAAATACTTACTTCCTTTAGCGATTCTATCACTTTATTGTATTTCAATTAAACTTGAAAATGAAAGAGAGATAGAATTCGCTAAAAATAAGGAATTCAAAAATGATTCAATATGTTATCATATTGAAGTTGAACATTTGAAAAAAGATACCTTTAAATGGTATAATAATAACAGAAAAATGCTACCTAAAGGAGATAGAGAAACTATCTATTTAGAAATGTCAGATTATATTAACTTATCTAACAATTAAAATTATGCTATTATTTTCATTAGGATTATTAGTTGGTATTATAATTATAATATTAAACCAAAAACCACCAAGAAAAGATAATTATTATAAAGGAACTCATATATGAATAATATAGGAGAAAACTTAGAATATTGGCGTAAGAATGCAGAAGAAGATTATCTTCATGTACCAATTAGTGTATTAAAATATATTTCTGAATTAGAAATGGAAATAGAAAATAGACTCACTCAAAAAGATATTACCAAACTTGGTGATGATATTTCTGACTTTATAAAAGAACTTTAAGACATGGAAACTAAAAAGAAAACAGCATTACAGGATGCAATTTCATATTATGAAGACCAAATATCATCTTATGATGATATTGAATATCCACGAATGGAGCAAGTAAAATCAATTAGATTTATACAATCAATAATTAAACATCTTAAATCACTACTCCAAAAAGAAAAAGAGGATTTGATTGAGGCTTTTGAAGTTGGGTATGGAAGTGGGATTAGTGAACTGGGAACAAACTATTTTACAGAAACATTTGAATAATGAAAATGCTACTAACAATTACTGATAAAAATATCCGTGTTTATCAATGTGACATTTGTGGTGATAGTTTTCATTGGGATGAATCTAAGGGTTATTGGTTTGGTAATTATTTAACACCTGAAAATAATATTTATATGTGCAGTATTAAATGTAAACAACAACATGAAAAAACTAACCCTTGAAACCGCACTAGAACATAGATTCACTGTATTAGATTGTGTAAGATTCTTTAATAATGACTTGACAATTAAAGAATGTGCGTTTATATTGTGGGATCATACATGTTATCCTTATGATTTCGAATTAATGATAAAACAGTTAAACGAATATTTTGAAAATGAAAGTCCTTTGCAATGATGGTAGAATTAGAGAACTAATTCCAGTACAAGGAGGTGATTGTGCTACTAAGTTAAACCAAGACTATGGAAGCTTAAGTAAGTCAGCAAGTATGCTAAACCGTAACCAAGCATATTGCTATCATTGTAGAGAGAAGCTAGGCTTTATTGATGTAAAGAGTGACGAAGCAAGAAATCACACCTGTAATAAGCATTATAATAACGAAAATAATAAAAAAAGATATGTCTAAAGGTTTCAAAAATGCCTGAAAAACAAGAATTAACAAATCTTTCTTTAAGTGAATGGTCTGCAATGATGAGTGATTATCATATTAAAGTAGCTCATGATTATTTCATGGATATTTATATGCCTGTTAATAAAAAGACTCATGCTCAAGCAGTAATTAATAGACTAAGGAATATTAATATTGGATTTGAATATGTTCTTAAAACTACAGGTGTGGATTGGTCAATTGAAGAACAAGATAATTTAAACAATAGAATGAAGGGAGTATGTGAAGTAGATGCTTATTTATACACTTGTAGTGAAGAAGAACGTCTTGAAATTTTAAACCTTATAAAAATGAGAGTATTTGCACGAAAAAATAAAACAACATGACAACCAAACAAGAAGGTATAAGTTTCAATAAGCTTATACCTCATTTAAACAAAGAATTCAAAAAGAATGTATCATCAAGCAGTACATCATTGTGTGATGTGTTCGTATTATCTGAAAATTCAGAAAAACATTTCAAAGATTTAATTATTAAAAATGTCAAACAAGAAGAAAAGGTTAGTAATCTATGATTTAGAAGTGTTACCTAATTTCTTTTGTGGAGTATTTGAAGCAATTGACTCAGATAAATGTGTTGTATATGAGATAAGTAATGAGAAAAATGATTCTCATTTAATAAAAGTAATGGCTATGAACTTTACTTTAGTAGGTTATAATAATCATCATTATGATGATTTATTCATAAACATGCTACTTAAAGAAAAAGATATTACTAATGAAAAGCTTTATTATTTATCGTCATTATGTGTTAAAAGAAAAGAATGTTTAACAGACAATGAAAAAAGACACTTAAATAAATACAAATACAATAAATCATTTGATTCTATAGATGTTTTAACTATGCTAGCAAGCTCCAAGCTTAGAGTATCATTGAAACACCTACAAGTTAAAATTAAATGGCATAGAGTGCAAGATTTTGAAGTTGATTGGACTCAACCATTACCTGAAATAGATTGGGAAACTTTAATTGATTATTGTATCAATGATGTAAAGTCATTAAAAGCTGTAGTTAGAACTAAAGAAAAAGATTTCATATTAAGAGACCAAATTCAAGAAAAATATGGATTGGATTTCAGGTCCATGGATGGTGTTAAAATTGCTGAAACTTTATTATGTACTCATATTGCAGAGCAAAAAGGTATAGATATTAAAGAATTTATTTCATTTAAAAATGAAAGAGTTCTTGAAATTCCTATTGGTCCATTAATTAATGATTTTATTTCTTTTACTACACCAAAAATGCAAAAAGTATTAGATTATTTTAAAAATAAAATAATTTATTACTTTGACAATGAAGAAAAAAATAAAAAACAATTAGATTATAGAGTTATTTACAATAATGTTCCTTTTGATTTAGGTCTTGGTGGGATTCATGCTTGGTCAGATGGTCAAATATTAGAACCTACTGATATTGAATACCTTGTGATGCCAGATGTGGTGGGTTTTTATCCAAATCAAGTCATTAAAAATAAATACTGTCATCCTCATGATCCTTATTTTATAGAAAAATACACACAAGCATATAAAGATAAAGAAGATGGAAAAAAAGAAAAAAATACCACAAAAGAAGCTTTAGGTAAATTAGTAGGTAATTCTAGTTTTGGTAAATTATTAAGCGTTTATTCACCATTATATGCCCCTAAATTAGGTTATAAAATCACAGTAAATGGTCAATTAATGTTGTTAATGTTGATTGAAAGATTAACATTAGCTAGTTTTAAAGTGGTTGGTGCTAATACTGATGCAATTGAAGTATTTGTTTCTAAATCAAGGTATGCGGAATACTTAATTATATGTAATGAATGGGAAGAAATCACTAAAATGAAATTAGACCATGATAAATTTACTAAATTATACAGAATGAATTGTAATAATTATATTGCATTGAAAGCTGATGAACAAGGTAGATTATTAACTGATTCTGAAGGTAAACCTAAATTAAAGCTTAAAGGTTTCTTTGATGCTGAAACAGATTTACTTAAAGGTTATGAATATCCTGTAGTTAAAAAAGCACTAACAGATTGTTTTGTTGCTAATTATAATCAAGAAGAAATAGGTGAAAGAATTAAAGATTTCATTTTAGCTTCTACAGATATTTATGACTTTTGCATGTCAGTTAAAATGGGAACTTCTAGTAAAACAGGAGAGAAATTCAATGCTTATCATAACAATAGAAAATTACAAAAAACTAATCGTTATTATGCTGCAAGTGGACCTCAATCAGCTTATTTATATAAGTCAAGCAATGAAATAGAAAGACTTCATGTGTTAAAAGATAGTAAAGTTATAATCTTCAATGATTATATAGAAAAACCAATGAATGAATATAATATCAACTATGGTTTTTATATTGACCAAGCAATGAAGATTAAAGATAAAATAATGCCTTCACAATTAAAATTATTTTAAATGTCAAAGAAAAAAGAAAAAGTGTATGATGAAGTTGGTTATTGGACCACTCAATTAGAGACACTAGAGTCAAAAAAAGAATGTAAACATCATTTTGCAATATCTTTTACAATAGAACAAAAGATAGATTACTGTAAAAGAATGTTATCAAACATTGAATTAAAAAAATCATTATAATTAATCATTTCTCAAACAATTAAATTTAATAATTATGTCAGTTAAAAACATTTCATTAACTTCAGTACCAGCATTCCCAATTGATTCATTGACTTACAATGATAAAAATGTTACAAAAGAAATGCTTGGTTTACCTCATGGTACAAAAGTATTTCTTGTTAAATTACGTCAAAAATGGATTATCCAAAATGACAAACAGATTCAAAAGCTAAAAGAAAGAGATAATACTGAGACAGCAAAACAAATTGAAAAAATGTATGCTTTGAATTCAGTATTATACACAGAAATTGAAAAATTAAGATACACTTGTGTATTTGAAAGACAATCTCCAATCTTAGATAGCTATGAGTATCAAGCTTATTTCAATCCTGCCCCAATATCTACTATTATAAATGAAGATGTTGCAACAGAGAGATTAGCTGAAATACTTGAAAATTATCCTCAGTTAATGTTAGATTTTAGTGTTCAAACTATCAAATCTCAAAGAACAGATGTTGCAATACCATTAGTAAAAGCTATTGCTAATGACCACTTATTTACAATAAGAAAAATGGCATTGAAAGACTAATAATAATTAACATGTCCTAGTTTTTCTAGGACATGTTTAATACTATCAAAAATGACAAAAGATGAAGTACAAGCATTAGTAGTAGAAGCAATAGTTAAACATCGTAAATGTTATATCAATATAACACAAGGTTTAGGTAAAACAAGAATTGCAATTCTTACTATTCTAAGAGCTAAACAAAAGAATCCTAATTGTACTATTTCAATAATTGTTCCTTCAATCCCATTAAGAAATCAATGGACTAAAGTATTAGATGAATGGAATGTTACAAACTACACAGTTCTTGTTATAAATGGAACTGTAATACATTCCAAACCTATAACTACAACCATAACAATACTTGATGAATGTCATTTATATTTAAAAGGTGTTGTTTTTAACAGAATTTATAGTTTAATTAGCAGCCCTGTTATTGTAGGTATGTCAGGAACATACTCACAAGAACATTTTGAAATCATAAATAAATTACTACCATGTGCCTATACTATCACCCAAAAGGAAGCAATTCAAATGGGGTGGGTTAGTCCATATTGGGAAGCTAATTTATTTGTTACAATGACAGAACAAGATGAATTACTATATCAATCTTGGATTGAAGTAATGGATTCATGTTTTAGCTTATTTGACCAAGACTGGAGTACTTTAAGGTCTTGTACTACTAATTATGGTGCACATAAATTTATCACATCTAGGAGATTTACTCATAAAAATGAAGATGGAAGATGGCTAACAGATAAAGAATGTGCAACATATATTAGTCAAAAAGCTAATATATACATGCAAACCTTACAAAAAAGAAATAAGTTTATCAAGGAATATCCAAGTAAGATATTAGCAACTGCTGAAATATTAAATAAAGCAGGGTTAAAAGCAATTAGTTTTGGATTAACTACAGAAGGAGTAGATAAATTAACAGCATTAGTTCCTAATTCTGAAAGTTATCATTCCGCAGTAGAGCCAATATTAGTTGATAATTCTGTTTTAGCGAACTATAACTTTAAAGTATCTAAAAAAGATAACGTTACTAAAATCGCTAAAAAGAAAAGGTTAGAATTAACACTTCGTAAACTTGAAGACAATACTATTACAATTATAAACTCTGCTAATGCTTTGAATTTAGGATTAGATGTTGATGGAATGGAATGTGCAGTTATATATTCCAGAACAAGTCAACATCATACAAATGGTCAAAGGTTAAGTAGAGCTAATAGGTTTAAAATAGGAAGATTGGCTTTAATTGTAAATGTGGTGTTACAAAACACAAAAGATGAGTCTTGGTTAAGCTCAGCAAGATATAGAGAGGTAGGGATTAAAAACTATTATAATATTGATAAATTACTAAATGACTACAATAATGAAAAGTTAAAATATGTTAATAAATAACGGAAAAGTTACTGAACTAATGGTTCAGTACGGATTAAAAACAGTAGATGAATTGCTGTTAATTAAATGTGTGTTTGAAAGAGATTATAATGCATTACATAAGCTTGCTATTTGTAAAGGTAAAGAAGCTAGTTTCACACATACTGTAATTATAGGTTTGGTTGAAAAAAATATATTTCAAAAAGAACCATTAAGACACCATAAGAAAAATGAAGACATCTGTATGATGGATTTATTTCTTACAAGTGAATTTGCAGATAAGTATTTCATAGATACAAAATTAGCAGGAGAACAATTATGGTTAGCTTATCCAAATTCTACTGAAATTAATGGTCAATATATACCATTGAAAAAAGGTGATAAAATAGGCAATGTATATTATGATAAAGATAAACTGATTGATGTTTATTGTAAAAAGATAGGTCATAACTTAGAACTTCACAAAGAAATACTTAAGAAAGTAGAAGCACATAAGAAACTTGGCAATATTAATTTTGCAATCAGGTCTTTCATTTTAGATGAGCTTTGGGAATCACTTGAATTACCTCAAGATAAATTTAATGCTACTGCTGTAATATAATGAAGATATTCGATAGAACACTTGAAGCAATTGATAATGGAAGATTAGGTCTTAATGAAGGTTTATTCCATGGATTTAATAGACTGAAAGAGTATATACCAAATATACAAAAGAAGACCTATTATACAGTTGCTGGAGAAACTGCTAGCGGAAAGACTGCATTAACAGACTATATGTTTATGTATTCACCTTTTGACTATATTAAATCTTTCAATGGAGATACTGATTTAAAACTAAAGATTATCTATTGGTCTTTTGAGATTGATATTGAATCAAAGATTACAAAAGGTATCTGTCAAAAGATTTATAAAGATTATGGTATATTAACAGATGTTAATTATATCTTATCGAAAGGCAAGAATAGGATTAGTGATGAAGTCTATCAATTAGTATTGAACACAAGAGGTTACTTTGATGAGCTACATGATGTTGTTGAAATATATGCTGAAGCTATTAATCCAACGGGAATTTCCAAGAGAGTTGATGAATATATGCAGAGTGTTTCTATTAAACATGGTGAAGGTTATCAAGCACATTATACTCCAAAAGATGACAACTTGTATGTGTTGAATATAATAGATCACTGTGGTTTAATAAAAGCTCAGGTAGATGCTCCAACAAAGAAAGATAGAATTGATGCTATAAGTAGCAAGTTAATATCATATAGAAATAAATATGGTATGATACCTGTAATGATTAGTCAATTTAATAGAGGTATAGCAAGTGTTGAAAGAGAGTTGGCATCTAAGAACAAGCCTGACTATTCTAAAGTTAGACCACAACTAGCAGACATCAAAGATACAGGAAGTCTAGCAGAAGATTCTAATGTTGTTTTGAGTATATTTAGTCCTAATAGATATTCTATACCAGACTATAATGGATACGATATAACTAAACTTCGTGATAGACATCGTAGTGTTTCAGTATTAAAAGGACGTGATGGTGTACCTGATTTAGATTTAGGTGTATGTTATCTAGGAGAGTGTGGCTTATTTAAAGAGTTACCTTTACCTAGTGAAATAACACAAGCACATTATGCAAGTATAGTAAATAAAAAGAAAGTAACAACAGTTTAACAACAATAAAACATGGCAAAAGTAGTTGGAATACTCGGAAGTTCAGGTGATGGCAAGACTACCTCAACAGTTATCAATCCAGATGGAACATTTGAGTTCACAAAAGATGGCTATAAAGGTATGAATCCATCTTCTCACTATATTATCAATCTAGATAAGAAAGAATTACCTTTTCCAAATAACATGTGGTCTACAGAGAAAGGTAACTACATAAGCACAGATGATTTTTCTGTAATATTAAAAGCTATTGATATGTGTGCAAAGACACCAAGAATTAAATCAATATCTTTTGATACATTAAATTCTTACTTAGTCTTCAGAGAATTTAATGATAGAAAGAAGCTTACATTCGATGCTTGGAAAGATATGGCATTAGATATAGTAGAGTTAATTGACTTATGTAATACTAAGTTAAGATCTGATCAAATAGTATATTTATTTGGACATGTAGAAATATCTACAAAAGCAGATGGTACAGATGAAAAAATATTAGCTACCACAGGTAAAAAACTAAAAAAGATTTTCCCTGAATCATTATTACCAATTGTATTATTTACAAATGTGGAAACTGGTATGGATGGAGATAATATATTTCAATTTGAAACTAAGAAAAATAAATCTTCAGCGAAAACTCCAATTGGGATGTTTACTGAATTTTTAATTCCTAATAGTTTAGCTCTTGTTGATTCTACAATTAGAGAATATTACAAAATGAATGACACTACTGTAAAACCTGCAGTAGCTAAAGTATAACTTAACTTATTAAATTAACAATATGTCACAAGTAAAAATAGTACCTTCAGTTTTAAGAGCTGAAATTAATGAAGGAATGAAATTAATTCAGTTAGCTGAAAAATATAATCTTCCTGTAATGCAAATGAAAGCTGTATTGAAACAGTTAGGCTTACAAATTAGAAGATTTCATCTTCCTAAGTTTGTAATTGTAGATGAAGATGAAGAACTTCTTCCTACACCATTAGAAGTTTTAATTGAAGAAGTTAAAGCTGAGAATACACCTATTATTGAAACAGAAGCTGTAATTGTTCCAGCAACAGATCCTTTAATTGCAGCATTTGAAGCTGAAAAAGTAGAAGAAGTAATTACTGAACCTATTGAATTAGCTTCTGCAGAAGATTTGTTTGATTTCTCTGAAGAAACTCCTGCATTTATGGCAGATGAATTAGATATGCCATCTGAATCAACTGAGCAAGATGCTGAAATTGAATTTGAACTTTAATAATAATCACTTTAACTAAATAATAATTATGTCAACAATTAATTTTAACAACTCAGAAGAACAAGTAAGTTCAGTAAAACCATTCCTTAAAGCAGGTATCCATGATTTATTAATCAATGATATGTACTTTAATCCTGCAGGACCTAATATCAAAGGTCTTTTAGATTATAAAGGTAACATCATTCAGCATAAATTTGATATGGCTCTTATTGATGTTACAGTAATTAAAACTCATGCAGGTGGTGATTCAGAAAAAGCAAATGGTACTGTAAGTTTCTTTGCTCCTGAAATGAAAGGTGATGATAAAGATAGTAAAAGAATAGATAGACTATTCCATATCCTTGTCAACATGACTTCTTCTGACAAAAAAGAAAAGTATAAAGAATGGTTAAAGTCTCAAAACAAATCATTCCCTGATTTAGTAAATGCTATTGGAGCAATGCTTAAAGGTAAAAACAAACAAGTACGTTATCTTTTATCTGCTAAAGATGGTAAAGGTGCATATCTACCTAACTTCTTTGGTGGTTTTGCAGAACCTTCTGATGTTGATTACGCAAATACTACATTGAAATGGGATGATGCAAAAATGGGAAACATTAAGAAAGATGCTTCTGCTGTAGAAGATGCATTACCTCCTGCAGATTATTTTGCTGGTAGTTATGTTGACCCTTTTGCTGATACTGCTGTAGATGAAGACCCATTTTTATAATTAGGAATTTAAAGGGGTTTGAATTATATTTAAACCCCTTTTAATTAAAAGTCTTTATATGATAAACTTCAACAACTCTAATGAATTATTTATTGGTGATATTCTTAAATATGTTGACCAAGCAGAAGTTTATAGTAGATTTTTGAACTTTGTTCCAGAAGAAAATACTTTTTATAGCAGTCCTTTTTCAAAAGATAAAAATCCAAGTTTTAGATTTCAATGGTATGATAATAAATTACTATATAAATGTTTTAGCACAAATCAGACAGGAAACTGTATTAATCTTGTAGCTTATTTAGAAAAA